ACACATAACTGCATTTCGATTATGTTTGTTTGCGACTATGCCTGTTGTTGCTGATCCGCCAAAAGGATCAAGCACAACACCGCCTTCTGGACAACCCGCTAATACACATGGCTCGATTAAATCTGGTGGAAAGGTAGCAAAATGAGCTCCTTTAAATGGCTTTGTTGTAACCGTCCAAACACTTCTTTTGTTTCTTTTCTCTTGCGGTTTCATACCTTTAAAACCATGTCTTACCCTAAACATAGGATCATCTTCCACGGATTTACCAATAGTTTTTATGCTGTTTGGAACTCCCCTCTCTCCTTTTGAATTTACCGTGACTGAATCTTCTTTGATTGCCTCATTATCAAAATAATACTTAACATTTTTACTGAACAAGAAAATATATTCATGGGCTTTAGTGCAACGATCTTTGACACTCTCTGGCATAGGATTGGGTTTATGCCAAATAATATCTTGTCTTAGATACCACCCGTCCTCTTGTAGAGCAAAGGCTACTCGCCACGGGATACCAATTAAATCTTTGGGTTTTATATTCTTGCTAGGCTTTGGTCTTGTCACTCCATAATCTTTGTCGCCACGCAATGATTGATTTGTTGTCGTTGTCCTTCCACCGCTTGAATAACTATCACCTAGATTTAACCAAACCGTGCCGTCATCTTTGAGTATTCTTCTTATTTCTCTAAAAACCTTGACTAAGTTATGAGTAAACTCTTCTGGTGTATCTTCTAAGCCTAACTGTTTATCTTCGTCATTGTAGTTTCTAAGGCCATAATAAGGCGGAGAAGTAATGCAAGTGTTAATTGATTGATCTTCTAACATCTTCAATGTTTCTAAACAATCGCCTTGATAAATCTTAATATCCATCAATAATCCCACTCAATATCTTTGTTATGAAATACCTCTAACACGGCATTTCTCCTAATCAATGTCATTGGCGACATATCGACTTCGCTAGAGTTAGACTTAACTACTCCCGCATTGACAACCCTAGTCCTATCAAAATCTAAACCTTCTTCCGCACAGATATTCTCTACGGTGTTTTCATCTGCTAAACCTATGGCTATCGCCAAACGCATACCGTCAACCAACGAACTTGATCCACGGATACTTGCTCTTAAATTCATAATATCTTCTTGCATATTTAGGGCAGTTTTGGCCATGTGATGTAAAGATAAAACGCTTGCATTAAATTTAGATGCAATGCTTGAACAAAACTGACAATAGAGTTGAGCAGCTTCTTGGCTTGTCGTAATCGGTGCGGCCACGAATGATTGCACAGGATCAATTACAACCAAAGATAAATCTTTGATTGTAGAGATTTCATCAATTAATTCGTGTGCCTCTGGTGTTAAATCTAAACCTCTATTGTCATCTTTGAGTAAGATTAAAGGCTTTTCTGCATCTGGAACGGTGTAAACATAGGTGTCGTATTCAGTTTCATACCGCTTTTCATCAGGATCAAGAGCCTTAATCCTTCTAAATACTTCGTTTCTATCGTCCTCTGCACATAAAACTAATGTGTTCCCTGGACTTTTAATTGGCTTATCCAACCAAGTGCCATGACCTTGACTAACCTTCATTGCTAAATCTAAGGCCAACATACTCTTACCAATACCACCTATGCTTGCAAGTATGCTTGGCTTGGATCGTTCTAATAAACCTTCAACCAACCAAGACTTTGGCGGTGGATCACCTACAAACTGTCTGATTGAGAAGTTTCTGATACCAATACCCAGATTACTTATCTCTAACTTAACAGCATCAAGGCCTTGTTCTTGTGCTAGATCATTAAAATCGCCTTCAATAGACGGAATCCTGATAAAACAATTAAAGAATCTGGAACAGATATCCTCTGCCTTTTTTCTACCCAGATTGGTTTTATCGTTATCAAACGCTAAATAAATTCTTGCATCAGTCTTATCTCTTAACTTCTTGACCGCATCATATCCAAAGTTAGCTGAGAACACGCACGCAACGGGCAACCCTGTCGCCTCATAAACGCTTGCACCTGTCGCCATACCTTCGACCACAACCAACGAATCAATCTTCTCCAATGATTTAAAGTCTGTGCCGATTAAAAATAGATTACCTTTAACTTCTCCAGCAGAAACGAAACGCTTTTGACCGTCCTCTTGTATGTATTGCAACGACCTAAGGTCGCCATGTGTGTTATAAATAGGAACAACTAATGCTTTATTGTGTAGCTTTAGAGAATAACTTTTGATCTGTTTAGATTCCAGATAAGGGTGCTTGATAACCTCTGAATAAGATTGAAACCTTTGCTCACAATCCCTTGCAACCTCTTCATATCTAGTTAGTTTTTCTTGCCTTGCCTCTTCTTGGGCTTGCTTTATTTTGGCCTGTAAATCCTGTCTTTGATCTGGTGTAAGTTTGTTGACCGCAACTGAACTCCATTTAAACTCCGTCCCCGTTCTCCAATTTCCGTAATTTGCGAATATGTGATTATCGACAACATTAATAACATACCAACCCGATTTTTCATTGCCTTTGTCTGGTCTAACTCCTGAAGTAGCTGTAACGGAAACTCGAACTAAGTCTCCTGTTGTGTTTAAGAAACCGACATTTAAACCTATCGCTTGCATTTCTGCAATAAGGTCTTGTTCATTTCCTCTGTTTTTTTCTAAATAATTATTGTCTTTGACTAATCCGTATCGTTCTTTATATTTCTTGAGATCCATCTACCCCGTTCCTTGCTTGCTCATTTGCATAATTAAGATACTCACGAATTATCTTATTAAAAAAATTCATGCGATCTTCCTCTGTCCAATCACGCAACGCCCAGCTTTTATTTTCTTTAGATATTTTTATATATCTATCCCTTGATTGTGCCTTTGCATACGCAACACCTTTCTCAGAAACTTGAGCAATATTTTTTAATTTATTACCTTTGACTATTTCTTTTTGATGTTCCACGCAACAAGCTCCGTACCATCCATCCTCAAACTTTGTAAGTAGGCCGCCTACGGGGTTAAAACAATAACCACATAGGGAAGGCCTATCTACACTTAAAAAATTAAAATGGGATGTTTTCATCGCCTGATTCTTTTTTAGTTTCAGGTTCAGATTTCTTTTCCGATTTTACTGACTTAGATTTAGGTTCTAGCCAACCTTTACCTTTACCGTCATCAATAGCTGGATAACCCTTGTCATCAATAATGACATTGGCCCTAACTCTTGATCCCACTAGATCACTACTGTCATCGGGTAAACCATCTGGAAACCCACAAACCTTTGCGAGTTTATCAAGCGATTGTAAACCGATCTCAATAGCGGAAGTGCTTGTTGAATGGTCAACGGTAAAAGTATGACCAACCAAGAAGTTAGGTTTATCAACTACTCTAAATAAAGCCTTTAGAGCAACCCAACCATTTCTACCTGTGATCTCTTCGTCCTGTGTGTATTCTAAGTCATACACACCTGGCTCAAGAGTTTCTAGGCTTGATTCGTCAACTTGCGATTTATATTTACTTAAATCCATATTTTCTCCTATCCTGGATCATAACTGTGGTAATCATTAAGGTAGTTAATGAGATCCTTGCAGTCTTGGTTAATAGCAATGAGATGATGAAGACCATCTATCGGAAGATCATTATTATCAGGATTTATAGTGTCTATAAGTGTAGATAATAATACATCTATCGTTGTCAAAGCACCTTTGCTTCTAGTGACATCATCAACTCTACTCATTTTTACCGCCTATCATGGCTGATCGAATCTCCTTCCAATCAAACGGTAAAGTATCTGGAAGTGCATATCTATTCTTCGCAAGAAACGCAGGTTTCTCACGACAATAGGCTATGACATCTCCAGCTACGGCTTTTGTTGTCATCGTGCCACCTTTACCTTGGACTTTGACAGTACCAAGTTTATAGTTAGCAAAGAAACAACAATCGCTGTTCTCTAAAACTAAATCCGCAGCCTTACGGTGCAATTTTAATTCATGGCGATCAAATGCCTCAATCTCGGGCGATTCAAACCTTTTGATTTGATTATGAGCAATCTGCAAAGTAATCATGCCTTTATCCTCTCTAAGAGTGTTAAGCAAATCTAAATATTGTCGCCAATACTTCAACACTTCTACATAACCTTTACCATAACCAGGTTGCTCAATGGATCTCCAACCATTGTCTTGACAGGCTTGATCCCATATTAGTGGCTCTAACCAATCAAGTGAATCTACAACAACAGTTTTGTAATCGTGATCTTCCTCTACCAAATCTTTTAGATAACCCATAGCATCTTCAAAAGATTTACATAAAGGAAACTGAGGTGCTTCAATCGTACCCATACCATCTTCTGTAAGTATGAAGATAGGTTTTGGCATTGTTGATCCAAAGGTTGTTTTACCAATACCAGCACCACCATAGACAACAAGTCTTGGCGGTTTCTGTTTTGATTTAGTTCTAATATCAGCTAGGCTCATTTGACCACCTCAACCTTTTTATCATCACCTTCTACAGCTTCTTTAAGTAGATCGCTGTAATGTTTTGCAAGAATGTCTAGCTTCTCAACCTCAAAGTTTGCATTGCTAACAATCTCATTCTTTTGTCTATTGATTAACATAACCTTGTTGTAAATAAGTTTATGTTCATCAGACAAATCATCTACCTTGTACTCTTTGCCGTCATCGGAAAAGCTAAAGGTAAGTTCTTCATTATTATCGGACATTATTTTTCTCCCATATTTAATTTATAAGTTTCACAAAGACTGCGTCCATTGCAGAATTTGCAATGATCCCCAAATACATATTCAGGGTTTTCCTCAAAACAGGCTTCCGCCCGTGGTTTTAAGAAATCGTATCCCCAATTCACAAGGTTTTCTGCTGTGGTTTCCCATGTCTTGACAGCCTTTTCCTTCTTAACGCCTCGTGGTTGGACTATTGTTAGTTCAATCTTGGTGTCTGTATCTCCGTATCTGGACAAAGCACCAAGCCCATAAATCATTAGCTGATAATTGTTTTCAGGTTTGACAGGCCATTTACCAGATTTTAAATCAATGACACATATCTTATCTTTAGCCAAGATAATCGCATCTGCTGTCCCCCAACAACTATCTGTTATCTCATCTATTGATACTTGTTCTTCAATCAATAGCTTACCTTCAATCTCTTTTGCCTTTGCTTGCACATACTCTGTATAGGTTCTAGCACAATCAATCATTTCTTGATCTATCTCAATCTCAAAATCTTCAACACTCTCTACTTTACCAAGCCAATAATCCTCTAATGTTATGTCACCATCCAGTCTATCCTTCATTATGATTTCACTTATTTGGTGAACCAATGTACCTGTGACAGCTGGTATAGATACCTGATACGGTACTTGTGCAGCTAACCTAGGCATACCTGGACATCTTGTCCACTTGTCCGAAGCTGATGGTGATAATAAGGCGTGTTTACTAGGCATTACTGGAAATGTAAGACTCTTTTTCGTAATTTATAACATCATCAAGGTCATAGTAAATCTTGCCTGTAATCTTCCAATGATTAGGCCTCTCACCCTTCAGCCTTCTGTTATCAATAGTTTTCTTAGTTACACCCCACCTTTTAGCGAGTGCTTCCGCATCTATCGTGTTTGATATGTCAAAATCTTTTCGGTCTTTTATTTCCATTGAATTCCCTTTTTTCGTAATTAATGCTTATAATACATCAAGAATACCTAGAATGGTATAAATTTATTAATTTAATATAGGAGATTAAATGTCGATTGATAATGCTACAAAAAGGGAATGGGATGAAGCCAGAAAGGGTACAGAGTGGGATCAAGAGATTGATATGCTTGCCTCAAGAAACCAAGTGGGTGGCGATCATTACAATAGAAAAACCAAAATACAGCCGATTGAATATATATTGGCTAACAATATTGGTTGGTGTCTAGGTAATGTTATAAAACTTATTACCAGAGATAAGGAAAATAATGTTCAAGACTTGTTAAAGGCTAAACATTATATTGAACTTGAGCTAGAGATGGTTCATGGGTGTGATAAAAACGGTAACAAGTTAGGCAAGTACACCAAGGAAATCTCCATATAGGAGTAATTATGAGCAACTTTTTTGACTTTGACGATAGCATCGAAAATGAAAGAAAGAACGGGCAAGCTCTGTATTTAAACAAGTACCTTGTTCATTCTTTAAAGGACTTTGCTAAGTCAACCAAGAAAGATCCTCGTGTGTTGGCGGAGTATTTTTTATCTTTAGGGATAAACTCCGCTAAACATTATGAAGATCAAAAGATTAGATTTGATATTAAGAATTTATAATTAAATATTATCTAATATATCGTTAAGGTTCTTTACAGAATCGTTGTTCTTCATGTGTTCATCGGCTATGGTTATCTGGTTCTGATCCATAGGTTTTATAAAAACTACATTTCTATATTTAAGACTAACTAGAGCAAAGATATCTACGGCTTGTTTTTGATATTCTCTATCTTTACTATGCGATCCTCTCCGCATATCAAATCGCCAATTAACTCTGCCTGTATTAATCTTGGATGAAGTTTTAACTTGGACTTTGTAAAGTTTATTGTTGTGTTCAAAGACTAAATCAGCCTCAGATCCATGAGGTACAACCATGACAGTATCGGAAACTAGAGAGAGGAGTGCTGCTGTGAGATATTCACCTGATCGACCAACTCGTTCCGTGGCCCTTGGCATGGTTTATTGGATAGGTATTTGTACCTCGTTAGATAATGCTTGTCTTAAATTTAAACCTTGTTGTTGTTGTTGAACAAAATTTTCTCTGTTTCTCTCTTCTTCTGTTTTAAGATTATTAGTCACATATAAAATTCTTCTGACTAATTTATACGCATCATCTGATGAAGGATTTGTTTTACCCAACATCTCCATTAACTCTATAGAATTTTCATCAGTAAAAATTTTAGCAAGATCATCTATAGTTTTATTTTTAACGAATTTTTCTGCTTTAGCGGCAAATTTTACATGCCACATAAAAGAACCTATTTGCGCCACATCCCTAACCAAAAATTGTTCAGATGGTGCTGCTTTTGGGTTGTCAACATTAGCTATTCTTGCTGTTCTCGCCAAGACATTATTAAAGTTTTTAAAACCTTTTATAAGTTCACTTGGATTTATTCCTTGGGCTTCTGCAACACCTCTTAATATTGTTTCTAAATTTTTTTGTTGATTATCAGTTCCAGCTATAAATTTACTAAAATTAAAACCAGAAGCCAATGATTTTCCTTCTTTAGTAAGGTTAGTAAGTTTTTTATCAACTGCGGTTGCTAAGTAACTTCTTACAAGTTTTGGAAAAGTTGTTGGATCAGTTTCATTTAAAATTTTATAAGTTTTGATTATGTCATTAGCATTATTTTTATCTTGATTAAAAATAAAGTTTTTAATTGTGTTTGGTGTAATGTTATTTTTTGCTAACGGTGCAACATTTTTAATTATTGGATCAACTAACTCGTCTGAATATTTTATAAATATGTCTTTAGCCTCTGAATAATTAGCATTGGTTCTTAAAATATCATCTAATTGATTTAAGATTCCATCACCACCATCGCTTGTAAACAACCTTCTAGCATTTTTATCAATAAAATTTCTCTCGGTTGCGATATTAGCTTTTGAATCAACAACCATGTCTGAGAATCTTTTTAATACATTGTCTAATTTATTTATTTGCGTTTCATAAATAATAATTGTTTTTCTTGGAACTGGTTGGCTAAGATCATCTAAAATTTCTGGTTGGTCTTTTGGTTTAATTTTTCTTTTTATAAGGCTTTGTTTAAGGTTTTTTAATTTAAGAATTGTAGGATCTTTTCTGTCTAATCCTAAAATTACTTGATCTATTTCATCAGTCAATCTTTGAATTTGTAGTGTTTCAACATGCTCGGTGTCTGCAACATTATAAAATTTTTGTGCTTTTTGCGATCTTATTTTTCTTGCGTTTTTTATAGATTTTTCTGCAACCTCTGCTATCTCGTCAAATGTACCTCTTAATGATTCAGGATTTTTTACTATCTTATCTAAAAAATCAGCTGCTACTTGCTGAACTCTTTCAGGTCTATTTTTAATTGCATTAAATAAAATTGTACTACCTTTATCAGTACCATATACAAGCGTTCCTAAAGAACGGATTAAGCCATTATCAATTAACTCAGTAGCAGTTATAGGAATATCTAATTCTTTTGCTTGCTTTTGCACTTCCTTTGCTAGAGCCAACTCTTCGTCTGAAACACCCTTCATTGCTTCTCTAATAACTCTATCTGCCCTTGATGGAGCGGTAGCAAAAGCTGTTCCGCCACCAGCTAAGATAGATAAAGGTATGCCTAATGCTGGCTGATCTTCAAAAAAATAAGCTGGAACTGCTGCTGCACCACCTATTGCAGAGGTTCTTTTTAATCTTTCCTTTAAACCCTTTTTACCAAATTGCAAAAATGGGCCACCAGGTCCAATAAATTCACCTGCAACCCTAGAGTAATCGCCAACAGGTGTTATTGGATCATACTGTGTAACTGCTTTTGCGCCTGGTACTTGTTCAAGCAAACCAATAAGTTGTTGTCCTGAAGGTAAAGTACCGTCAATATTTCCAAACAAGGACTGATTTAAGGGTTGAAATTTAGCAGCAGGGCCAAGTTGTTGTAGGCTTTTTACGAAGTCTAAATAGCTCCTTGCTTTTTGACCAGCTCTAGGTTGTTCTGGCGTTGGTTGTGGAATCATTGATTCTAAACCCTGTTGAATTGTACCAGGCAACCCAGCAAGCTCTAATGTGCCTGTGGTAGCGCCTCTTACAAAGGATCTTGGAATATCAGCAGCAACTCTACCAACGGTTTTTAGCCTATCTGCAAAAGAAGGTTTGGGTTGTTCTTCCCTTGATGTTTGTACGACTTCATCTAATTTTTGTAAATCAATTTCTTCTTGTTTTAAATTAGATAATTCTTCTCTAAGAGTTTTTACTTTTATTCCAATATCTCTTGCTTTGTCTAAATCACCAGCATTGTAAGCCTCTTTTAATTGTGGCTCTAAAATACTTAAACCTTTTTCAATTCTTGTAATTTGATTTTTATTAGACATTTATAAAAGAAGCTCATTTAAGATTGCATCTACATCACTATCTCCCCCAGATGTAGTTGGTGAAAGGCTTTGATTACTTCTCCAATCAGCGCCATTTAAAAATTGCGGTATATCCTGATAACCAACTGCTTTATTTTTATCAATGTCTGTGGTGAGATTGCCAAAATTTATACCGTATTGATCGCTATATATTCTTCTTGTTTCTTTAGATAAATTTTCAAGAACAGCGAGGTTTGCTTTCCAATTAGCTCCTAATTTTCCAATAATCTCCATAGCAATTTTTACATCGTTATCTGATAATCTACCGCTAGGATCTATTTGTTTTGCAGTACCGTATGCTAATTTTAAGAATATGGATTTAGCTACTGCTCTATCTTGACTAATTCTATCTAAAACAGCACCGTACTCTTCATCAAGCATTTTATCTATCTTTGATTGATATTCCTGTGCTTCTTTTGGATTGTTTTTTGCAAATTCTTCAAATCTAAAAAGCCTTTCAGCACTTAATGCTTGATATCTGCCTGAGTTCACTAAATTAGCCAAACCACCCGCAAAGGTGTTGGCATCTTTATTAGTATATATAATTGTAGCTAAATCATTAATGGTATCTAATTGACCTTTTGCATTCAAATAAGATTCTTGCATTGTGCTAATACCACTTTGCACACCTTTTGGTGCAAAGCCTGGTTTTACACCTATTGTATATAAACCTTGATTAGCCATTTCATCGTAAATATTTGGATTCAATGCAATTTCTTCTGGCCTAAGTGTATCTACTTGCTTTCCTTCTGAATTAAAAAATGGAACAGGATCAGCACCAAAAATTTCCACTGCTAAAAGAGCTAGCTCTGTTTGTTCAGGACTGGACAAAAGTTTTGGATCTTTATTTTTAAGTTCTAAATATCTGACATTTTTTCTTTCAGATTCAGTACCACCGCCATCATCGCCGTAACTTGGAGTAACAGATCCTAATTGTAAGTCAGGATTTAGGTTAATGTCTGCAATAGTAGCCATGTCATCTTTTAGAACAGTTCCAACCTGTTGACCATTTTTAAACACGCCAAACCTTTCAAAAGTATCTCGGTCAGATCCAAAAGACTTGCTTACTAATTCTATGCCTTTTTCTGGCGGTAAAATTTCTGCAAGTGATTGTAGTTGTGGATCTAAAGTTTCTTTATTTTTATCAACCCAATCTGTCCACAATTTATTTTGTTTCTCTTGTTTTTCTTTAGCATCGCTAATTTCTTGTAAAGCCATTGTGTTTTGCACAAAGTTTTTATCACCCTTTAATGCACCACCTAAAGCATAAAGCATAAAACCAATTTTCTTGTTTCTCTCACCTGTTCTTCTTTGCTGACCTCTTGGATCAACCATAGGTGTGCCAGACACTCCTTGTTCTTGAACAAAAGGAGTTCCAGTATTAAATGGTTGCATGAATGGGTTTATCATTATCAATCAACTCCTATGTTGGTCGCATGAAATACATACCAGCTAACTGTGCAGCAGTTCCTAAAATATCTCCTAGACCTGTTTTTTGTTTTGTGGTTTGTGAAGTTAAAGGTGTACCCAATCCAGCTTGTAATAAACCAAGCTGTTGAGGCCCATAAGCCAAGGCTCTTTGGAACTCTTGATAAGGAATACCCAATGCTTGTTGTTGTAGTGCTTGTTGCTGTCTGCCAATATCTCCAAGCATAGCTAATCTTGTTGATTGCTCTCCTTGTAAACCACCAAGTAATCCTGCTTGAAATCTTCTTTGAGCATCAGCAGCCGCTTGTGCTTGCTCAAAACCTCTTTGCTGTAAACCAGCAGAAGTTCTGGCCATTTGTTCAATAAATGGTCTTTGTGATTCTGCTTCTAAGATAGCTGATCTTGAACCACCAAAAGCACCTGCGCCAATCGCTTGGTCTTGTGAAAAACCTCTAGCAATATCAGCTTGTCTTTGGATATCTGCCATAGTTGTATCTATGACTTGTTGCTGAAAAGGTGATTGATATTGTTGTAGTGTTGATGCTTGTGTTAATGGATCAGGTGCGGCTAATAAACCACGCAACCCAACCATAGGATCGTACTGCATACCAGTTTCAAATAAACCACGAGTAGCTTGGAATTGTCTTAACTGATCTGGATTAAATCCAGCAACCAATGGCCCTGTATAAGGTACAAATGGTTGTCCAGCCATACCTTTTGCAGCTTGAAACAACTGTTCTTGCTGTCGCTTTTGATATTCTGGTAAGTCTAATGATGTTGTTTGTGATCCTTTGCTCATAATTCTTTTTTAATTAAATATTCAGATTCAAAACCTAAATGTTTTATTTTTCGTAGCCATCCTTTTCTACCACCGCCATAAAGCCTTTTACATTCTGCGGCTCTTGCAAATGCCTCTAAGGAAGGCAACATTTCTTCTAATTCTGTGTAATCTCCACCACATAATAGCAAATTCATTGCTTTGTTTTGTGGGAATATTACAAACTCTGTGACCATTGCACTACGCTTTCCTGGCCACAAATGGAATAATCCATTTCTTATTTTATCCTTTACATCATTAATTGTATAGGAATCTTGATGTTCTAAAGCCTTTTCAATCCAATGTTTACAACGATTCCATTCAATCTCCCAAGGATCTTTGCTTGGAAACTCAACAATATTAGTCGCCTTTTCCATATTCAATAATACTTAAAACCAAGTCAATGTTTGCATGGTTGACTTGTGCTTTGATGATTTCCCCTTGCAGTAGAATTATCCCTGCGTTAGTTTGTAATTCTTCAGTAGCGTGTGCTGTTATGTTTTTTTGTTTATAGATAAAAAACTCATTTGAGCTAGTATCAGTGATTGATACATCTAAATTAGTTTGCTGATTACCATGATCGCAAGCTAGAAAACCTTTGACAATCGCAAAATCAAAGTCACCACCCGTAGGTGCTGTATATATGGTTTGCTGTGTGGTAGCTGCAAAAGAATATTTAACATTGATAGCACGCTGTATGTACTGTCGTTGTGAGGATACATCCATTATCTTCTGCCTCTATTCTTTACATCTAAGCGTATATCACCGACTTGGAAGTCTTGAGTTGTGCTTCCTGTGACTGTCATTTCTACTTGGCGTGCGGTAAACCTAGCATCGGTATAACCATCACCTGAAGAATCAAAAGTAAAGCTACCAAAGTCCGTTTCAGGGCCTAAAGGAGTAAATTTACCTTTAAAACTTAGGGTTACACCAGGTAAAGAGCTTGCTTCTTCGTCTGGAATGATTTGATTACATTGCACATATCTATCACCTTGACCAATCTGTATTGGCCCTGTTGTGCAAAAAGGCGATCTACCATTAAGATTAGGTGAATTACCAAGTAAAGTTGATTCGTGTTCGTAAACAAATCCGCTTGAATCAGCAGAGATAGGATAATTAAACACGCCTTGGTCGATCCAACATCCTCTATCAAGTTCACCGATTGACCATACATTTTGTGCATAGTTCCAAATCACATATTTATTCGGTGCGTATTGAGTATCACCGCTTGGGAATCCCCACCATATCTCATTAAAGTTAGAGTTATGTCCACCCCAACAAGCACCTTTGCCTGGTACATTAAGATTATCAAAAACATAATCATGCACATCGCAAGGTATTTCTCTGACTGTACCATCATAGATATAGAAAGCATTTTCACCCATCCATGCAAGAAAATTACCTGTAGGCACAATCACTCTTCTGCCTACTGCTTTACAATTTGTACCTGCATCAGCAATACCATAAACAAAAGGTGAGCCAGAATAAAACATTCTGTTAATGCCTGTATCACTAAAAATGATAATGTCGGATCTAAACTTAACAGCGTATAAAGCTCTGCCACCTGTAGGGATTTGTAAATCACCTGCGGTGTTGGTTGCTTTTGATGTCCAAGTATTACGATCTTCTCTAGTTGACCATGCTACTTTTCTTGGATCGCTTGCTGAACCAATCGCAACTAAATGTCTTTCATTAGTAACGATGGTTGCTTGATTGCCTACGGGTGCGCCTGTGACTGCGGTTGCTATGGTATCAGCAGTACCGCCTGAGTTTGGCGACCATTTATAAATCTTACCATCGACTGAAAAACAGAAAATTAAATCTTCACCCCAATTACTGAATGAGAAATGGCCTGTTTTTAGAGGTAGCCCAGATTGACTTCTAGCATCGCCATAATCTTCTGAACCATAAGTATATGCACCAAATCCTAAAGGATCAGCACTTGCATCATTAACAAAGCCTGTGGGTGTAATGTCTGTCCATGTATTGTCATACAACACAAAGACTTTTTGTCTTGTGCCAACCGCTAAAACAGGATCACCAGCATTATCTGAATAGGCGTACATCCCAATGGGTGCGCCTGTTAGTGCTGTGTTTCTAAGTTTTTCCCAGCCACCAATAGGTTTTAGGTAGCCATTTTCAAAGCGAACTAAATCCCCGTCAACCCAACGGCCTTTATTGCCATAGTCAGTTCCGTTCTTGACTATGCCTGCGGGTGGTGTGACTGGAATGAGTGCCATTCACTTAATTCGCTGCGATATATGCTTTACCAGTTGCAATCGCTGAAGTGTAAGATGATTTATCTTCTGAACTTCCTGCTACATCAGGGTCTGTATAAGCTAAGATAATCTCTAAATGGCCAACATTACGCTGAACTGCATCATTGATTTCTTCTTGTGATAAACCACTTGCTATATATTCTGAATTACCACCATTAGTATTAATATCATTTATTAAACTAACAGAATTATCTGCTGCTGCTAAAACTTCTGCTACAGTTATTATCATTATTATTCTCCTTTGAGTTGTTTAACTTCTTGTGAAAGTTCTTGAATTGCTTTTACTAACATAGGTATTAAAGATGCTTCTCCAACTCTTTGTCTGCCATCAGTTTCATCTTCTGACCATAAATCAAAGCCATCTTTAAAATCATATTTATTAATTACTTCTTTTACTTCTTGAGCTATAAAACCATGATTGTATTTTCCGTTCATTACTCTTTGCTCTGAATCCTCATATG